TACTGGAAGCACTCAATTCTCATTTTCGATTTTCGAAAAAGATTATTATTCAAAAATCGAGGAAGTTTTTTCTGTCTTTGAAAAATCACAGCTCGACACGATGGAAACACAATTTTTGGATTTTTGTAGAGCTGAAACAAATCAAAGTGTACAAGCCGAGTTTGCAAAATCCGACCAATCAACTGGCGGGATATATACACAATATAGAAACTTTCAAACATTGTTCAAAAATATAATGCAGGTAGATGCTCAATTAACGAACAAAGAACAGAGTCAATATTTTAATGATTTATTCGACAATCAACTTCTTTCTTTTGAAAACACCGTAAAAAACTTTTTAGAATACGACGTAATAATCAGGAATGGTAATCCTACAAAATATAGAAGAAGAATATTCTATTCATTTATTTCTTACCAAAACAATGTACCTGAGGTTGAAGACCCATTACCATTTGCTCCTTATGTTGGAGGTTCCTTACCAAGTGCGAACGGAACAACAACATTGGCTCAATCAAAAGCACGATATCCAAGAGAGTGGAGAACGTTGGAGTCAGAGGTTGGTTTCTCAACCATAGAAAGATTAAGATATTCAGATTTGGGTTCTTATATAACAGACTTTTTCATCGATTGTAATCTTGAGTTTTCAACTTTAAATATAGAAACTTTGGCACCATTGATAAAAATGTATGCAACTCAAAAGTTGAAAAACTCACAATATGATTTATCATCATTTCAAAATGATTTAAATACGTATTTCATTGAACAAGAAGTTTTCCAAAATTTATTATTGGATTCCCTACTTACTACACTAAATAATGTTTTACCTGATTCACAAATACAGAGTGAGAGAACGACCCTATCAGTAATACAAGGTGAGCAAAGTAAAGTTCAACTTTATGAAATATTCAAATCGCTTAACGATAAGTGGATTTCAGGGTCAGATTGGAAAGAAAAGACCCTATTTGAAGATATTCTGTTTTTAGATAGAGCATCGAGAGATATTGGTGATATTGTATTAATTGACATTTTTTCATTGAAAAATACTTTCAATAAAGATTCAATAAACGCAGCGATGAGTGTTTATACTTTCGTAACAAGTATGATGATTAACAACAACTTTGTTTGCATGAATCTTCCTGCCTATGTCAACTTCTATAATGTACAGGAAGTAAGTAATCAGATTCAAACACCAAAAAGTGAAGGGTCCTTGGAATTCGCAAATAGTTTATGGGGAACTTTCTTAGATGTAGATTATAGGAAATCCTCTCCAAAATTGATTTGTTTCTTTGTACCAAGACCATCAGAATACGTGAATACACCAAAATTCTCAAGATTCCGCTCAGATGCGTTTGACATGGGAAGATTTACTGATAATCCTCTAATAGAAAATCAAAAAAATAAAACTGATTGGGCTAGGTCAAACAGATGTGTCGGTTTCAATGTTGATATAGGTATCAGAAATCAAAATATATTTTATTCTTTCTCAGTATCTCAAGATGCGGGTAAAGCAACCGCAGAGGCTTTGAATACGGTCGTTCAGATGGCCAATCAGGCTGGAGGTAAGAATTACGCCACTCAAAACGTCAGCTTGTACAATATGTACCTGAATAGAAGTTATGCATGCCAAGTTGTTTGTTTGGGAAACGCACTTTTACAACCAATGATGTATTTCAACTTGAGACACGTTCCGATGTTCAACGGACCATATCTGATTCAAGAAGTACAACATGCAATCACACCAGGTAACTTCCAAACGACTTTTACAGGCACAAGACAAGGGATTTATGATTTACCGTCAATAGACAATTATCTACAAAGCGTTAATCAAAATCTTTTGACAAAACTTGAACAGATTGTCAAAACAAATAAAGAGGACACCCCAACTAAAAAAACAACCGAACAACAAAAACAATCTTCACTTGTAAACTCCTCCAAAAACTCTAAAGCACCATCTAATAGTTGTGTTGCTAAAGTGAATCCTGTTTATCTACCTCCACAACAAGTCTCAGCAGCTTCATGGGTTGAAAAGACTGATATCACGGGTACAAGTAAAACACCACAAGAGTTTGCGGATATTCTATTAAGTAAGGTTCCTAATTTTGCATCCGTTAGAGCGGCAATTTATTCGATATGTTATTTGAGAACTTATAATAAGAAGTCCAAGAAGTTTGAGAGTTGGGGTAATAACTTTGCCACCGTAACTTTGGAAGATGATTTTCCTTCAGCATCAAAATATTTTAGTAAAACATACTCTTGTGTAAATCTATCTTTAGCAAACGGTTCAACCAATACATCATCTCCGATAGTACATTTTGAAACATTCGAAAAATTTATAGATTTCATGGTTGCTAAATTAATCAATCAAGAAGAAAGGATTTTAGAAGGAATGACTAAGTTTTATGTTTGTTTTTGGCCGAAAAATAATGTATCACCAATATATTTTTCACAGAACCCTAACGAGTTTAAAAGTTATGATGCAACTTTCGATGCCGCTTTGAAATCTGCTCAAAATGTAAAAATAGTTACTGTATCTCAGGCTCAACAAGCTTCTTCAACTAATAAACAATCTACTCCGAGCCCATCAGGAACACCAACGGTGACTAGAACGCCATCTGTAAGTACACCATTCGGACCATTGGCAAATGTTTGTGACCCACCTGGAATAACAAACTTTTCACCTGTTGTTGGTAATAGTAATAGTGTAATCACAGTTAATGGTAGAAATCTTCAAAGTATTTTGTATGTAGAAGTTTTGGGTGTGAAGATTTTACCTAAGGATTTGACTGTTTTACCTGATGGAAAACAATTTAAATTCACATTACCTTCACCGAATAACCCATCTAACCCCATTTCAACAATCCAAGTATCAACCTCAAACGGATTTGTTAACTCAACAGGTCAAATCAAGTTTGATGTCAACGCAAACTCTGGTTCAGCTGCCGCCCCTCCACCAACTCAATTACCTCTACCAAGTCCAACACCACCAGCGAGTAGTGATAAGAGTATGATTGCTTATGCGTATAGTGTAAGTAAATCATTCCTAAACTTTCAGACTTACAAAGATGGTAAACTGAAAGGTAGGTGGTTTGAGAGCGAAGGTCCTCTACAACAGAATCATAACGCCACTTTATATCTCTTGAACAAAAATGGTGTTAAGGCGAAAGTTGCTGATTTCGTTATCAATAATGCATCAGGCACACCTCCGAACGCTGGAGATTTTGTTAGTTCAGTAGATAGGTGGGAACAAGCACTTTCTTCATTAGCTGAAAGTGACAAACAACTTGTTTATTTTACGGTTGAAATACCTGATTTACAATTGAAACTAACTTATAATTTTTCGTTCATGGGATTTGACTGTCCAACTTCAGGTTACGTTTTCGGTGATGTTATCAGTGTAGATGAATATGAGGACATTTTGGAAAACCCATGTTGTGCTTGTTATGCTGACGGTACAGGTGGAAGAAAAAGGATTGTACTAGGTAAGGAGTGTAACCAAACAAGTAATCCTTGTTGATATTTGACACGTAATGTATATTTATATAAAAACATTTTTATGAATTTAAAAGCAACCTTGGACTCATATCTAGGGAAATCTGTAAGATTTTCAGAGTCAGATAATGGTGATGGAACAAAAGAAGTTTGTGACTTGGACACAGGAGAATGTTATGTGGTTAGAGAAAGAGACGGTCTTATTGAAAGAGCCGGTCATCAAGTTTATGCCAACAGAAAAGTTAAAGTAGAAACAGTCAAAGGAATTAAACAATTATTAAACGGATAATAAAATGAGTATCGATAAGAAAATACTTAGTGAATTAGATAGATATAATCAAATCAATAGGTACATTATGGAACAAGCTGATTTGGGAGCACTAGCTCCACCACCAGCCGACCCTAATGCTGCACTCACACCAGCACCCGCTGCTGCGGTACCCCCTCCACCTCCAAGCGGAGCTGCTGAACCACAAAAAATTGATGTGGAAACAGACCCTGACGTAGAAAAAATTGATGGTGATGGTAAATCAGAGGAAACAGGAAAAGACGAATCAGGAACTGAGGAATTGGACATCACTGATTTGGTTGACTCACAAAAATCAATCGAAGCAAAACAAGAGGAGTATTTCCAAAACCTATTCAGTCAACTTGATGACTTACAGGGTAGACTAGGTGAAATGGACCAAATCATGACAAAACTTAACACTTTAGAAGATAAGATTGAAAAATATAGACAAAAGACTCCTGAAGAAAGATTAGAACTTAGAAGTTTGGACTCATATCCTTTCAATCAAAAACTTTCCCAATTCTTTGACGAAAAGGAAGAAGATATGGACAAGACAGGAAAAAATGATTATGTTCTAACCTCAGACCAAGTTATGGATATTAATGTCAATGACATCAAGAGTTCCTTCCAACCAGGCTCAAATCCGATAGATAATTTCGAATTTAAAAAATAAAAAAAGGGGACCGAAAGGTCCCTTTTAATTTGACATAAGGGGATTTCCCAATTATAATTAATAAACAATTAAACACTTTTATTATGAGTAATGTATTAGACGCTGTATTGGCACAGTATGAAAAAAATCAAATTGGGGGCGGGGCCCAATCAAGAATGTCGCAAGACGAAAGAATGAAAAAGTATTTCGCTTTAATCCTTGGTGATAAAGAGAAATCAGGTCAGAGAAGAGTAAGAATCCTTCCTACCGCAGATGGTTCCTCACCATTCAAAGAGGCTTGGTATCACGAAATCCAAGTAGGTGGTCAGTGGCAAAAGTTCTACGACCCAGGAAAAAATGACAACGAACGTTCACCTTTAAATGAGGTTTACGAAGAGTTAATGTCTACAGGTAAAGAAACAGACAAGGAACTTGCTAAACAGTACAAGTCACGTAAGTTTTATATCGTGAAAGTTATTGACCGTGACAAAGAGGATGAGGGACCAAAGTTTTGGCGATTCAAACACAACTACAAAAATGAAGGCATCCTCGATAAGATAATTCCAATTTGGAGAAACAAAGGTGATATCACAGACCCTGAAAAAGGTCGTGACCTCATCATTGAGTTGGCTAAATCCAAAACACCAAAAGGTAAAGAATACACGACAGTAAGTGCTATTATGTATGACGACCCAGCTCCTGTACATGCAGACAAGGACCAATCGAAAGAGTGGATTACTGATGAACTCAGTTGGACTGATGTATATAGCAAAAAACCTGTTGAGTATCTTGAAGCAATCGCAAGAGGAGAAACACCAAAATGGGATAACGAGAAAGGCGGATATGTCTATGGTGACTCATCTGTAAATGAAGAAACAATTGGTGGTTCTAAATTACTAAAAAAATCAGTTGACCCACAAGAAGACGCTGAAGTAGATACAGATTTACCATTCTAATTTTATAACATGTTCCCGACATCCGTGTCGGGAACATATTTTATTTTGATAATATGGCAATCAAAAAAAACGATTTTAATAATTTAAAGAAAAAGTTTTCGACTTCAGCAAAATACAAACCTCAAAGGTTTTTGGATTTGGGTGGTGACTTTTTAGATGCGGTTGGACTTCCTGGTCCTGCAATCGGACATATAAATATGTTTTTAGGGCATTCAGATACAGGTAAAACAACAGCAGCCATTAAAGCCGCGGTTGATGCTCAGAAAAAGGAAATACTACCAGTGTTTATTATTACAGAACAAAAGTGGAGTTTTGACCATGCCAAAATGATGGGATTTCAATGTGAAGAGGTCGTGGATACTGCGACAGGTGAAATGGATTGGGACGGGTTTTTCCTTTTTAATAATAACTTCAGTTATATAGAGCAAATTACAGATTATATCAATCAACTTTTAGATGCTCAAGAAAAGGGTGAACTTATTTACAGTTTATGTTTTATTTGGGACTCAGTTGGTTCTGTGCCTTGTAAAATGACTTACGAGGGTAAAGGTGGTAAACAACACAATGCATCAGTCTTATCCGATAAGATAGGTATGGGAATCAATCAAAGAATCTCAGGTTCAAGAAAGGCAGATACTGAATACGAAAATACTTTGATTATTATCAATCAACCATGGGTTGAATTACCTGATAATCCATTCGGACAACCGAAAATCAAAGCTAAAGGTGGTGAATCAGTATGGTTAAACTCTTCACTCGTGTTTTTATTTGGAAATCAAAAAGGTGCGGGTACCACTAAAATTACTGCAACAAAAGACAAAAGAACTGTCAAGTTTGCGGTCAGAAGTAAAATATCTGTAATGAAAAACCATATTAATGGTCTCGGGTATGATGATGGAAGAATTATTATCACACCACACGGATTTTTGGCTGGTAAAGATACAACTGAAGAAAAAGCTTCGATTGAAACCTACAAGAAAGAATATGCTGACTATTGGAAAGAAGTTATTGGTGCTGAGGGTGATTTCGATTTGACAGAAGAAAAAGAAGACTAAAATGACGACCGAAGGATTCTTAATATTTTCAATCTTGGCTATAGTCTTTTTGTTAATTCAAGTTGTAACTTCAAATCTAAAAAAAAATTGACTTACCCTTAAAATACAACATGTGCCCAAAACTTTATTAATTGATGGCGATAACCTTTTCAAAATTGGTTTTCATGGTTTCAAAGAATTTTATAGCGAGGGTAGTCATATTGGGGGTGTATACCATTTCATCAACACCATAAGAAAATTTCTTGAAGAACACAATCACGACAAAGTAATCGTGTTTTGGGACGGAGATTCTAACTCTTCTATTAGAAAATCAATTTATTCTAAATACAAAGGTAATCGTCGACAAGACATGAACGAATACAAATACGAATCTTATTTGCAACAAAAAGGAAGGGTGAAAATGTATTTGGAAGAAGTCTTTGTTCGACAAGTTGAAATAATTAATAACGAAGCGGATGACCTAATCGCTTATTACAGTCAAATTGCAACCAATGAGGACATTATAATCTTCTCGGGTGATAAAGACCTCACCCAACTGATAAGTCAAAGAGTGACCATATATTCACCCGTGGCACGAAGGTACTTCAAAAACGGAGATATGATATCAATCAGTAAAGTTGATATCCCACACTATAATGTTACAATAACAAAAGTATTCACGGGTGATAAATCAGATAACATTGACGGTATTGAGGGACTAGGTGAAAAAACCTTAGTTAAGCTTTTCCCAATTATGTTGGAAAAACCATGCACTATAGATGAATTATTGGGTTATGCCAAAAATATCCAACAAAATAAATCATCAAAATCTCTACAGAATATTTTGACTGGAAGGACGAAAAATGGTATACTTGGAGAAGAGTTCTACAAAATAAACTCTAAGATTGTTGACCTAACAAATCCTCTGATTACCGATGACGGTAAAGAGTTAGTTGAACAAATCCATACCGACACAATTGACCCAACAGATAGAGGATATAAAAACTTGATGAGACTTATGATGGAAGACGGTCTTTTCAAGTACCTACCAAAAAATGATGAAGCTTGGGTAAATTTTCTCAAGCCATTCATGAAATTAACAAGAAAAGAAAAAAGAAAAATATGATTGATTTAAGCATTTCCGAAAAACTTTCGACCACATATAAATCTAACCAACCATTTCCTTATATTGTTATTGATAATTTTTTACCTGACTTTATTTTGAAATCATGTAGAAATGAATTATTGAAACACGATATTTGGTACTACGATACAGTAGAATTTACCCAGCAGTTCCAACAGAAAAAATTCTATTATCCAAATCATAATACCAAAAAAGAGGAGTTCGAAACTAAACTTCCTATCACAACCCTTGTGCTCGATTATTTAAATTCTTCTGAGTTTATTGGTTACTTGGAAAAACTTACAGGACACGTAGGATTACATCGTGACCCGTCATTAATGGGTGGTGGAATTCACAGGATAAAAACTGGTGGAAAACTTTCTGTTCATAAAGATTACCAAGAACATCCCGAGTCCCATGAGATAAGAATACTTAATCTTTTGATTTATCTAAATGAAAATTGGAAATCTGAATGGGGTGGCAATTTGGAATTATGGTCTTTGGACGTTTCTCATAAAGTTATAGAAGTAGAACCATTATTTAATCGAGCGGTCATTTTCGATATTAATAATGCACCTCACGGCCACCCAATTCCTTTGAAATGTCCCGAAGATGTAGACAGACTTTCTTTAGCATTATATTATTTTGTTGACGAAAAAAGATATACAGAGGACGGTTGCTTTGTTATGTTTTACAAAGACTCAGAAATAGGAGTTACACAATAAATTATTCACGAAGAAAAAGTACATAATCTCAAGGATTTATTCGAATAAAACAAAATTAACAATGATAGATTTTTCATTATCAAAAAAAATTGCACATAGTTATCAGAATGCATATCCTTACCCCCACATTGTGATTGATGATTTTGTGCAAGACTCCTTGCTAAACAAAAGTATGGATGAAATGAATATTTTTGAATTTTTCGGATATGATGGTACAGCATACTCTGCTGAACACCAAGTAAATAAATTTTTTACACCTTGGTGTGAAAACAATATGAACGATTTAAAGGAATATGCACCAGCAACTTACAAACTCATGAATTTTTTTAACTCTGCAGAGTTTATAGGATTTATTGAGGAACTTAGTGGAATAAGAAACTTGTTACCCGATAA